CTGCTTTACACCCAATCATTGAGTCATCGTCTGCACTAAATAAGCTAATAAGAGCTGCACGTCTGATTCCTCCTGCAAGAACTGCGTCTGCTATATAACATACAATATCATGTACTTCAAGAGTGGTTAATTGTTCACCATTATCTTTATGTGATAAAATACCTTCTATCTTTACTAAACATTCTTTTAGTGGTTGTGGCCCTGGCGCTTTACCACCTGATGTTACTAATCTAGCTCCTTTAGCTCTAATGTCCGAATAATCAAATTCTACTCTGGAACCACCACCATTCATATATGTTTTCATAAGAACCTTAACTGAATCTGCCCATCCCTCTATAGAGTCTCCGATTAGAAATCTTTTCTTTCTTTTAGGGTACGGTTTTTGAATACATGGTAATTTTTCTACATGATGCTTTTGTACGGAATACCCTACACCTGTACCTCCTAGTAATAGAAACATTGTTTCACTGAAAGAATCAATATGGTCTACGGGTAGATATGCGCAGTTATAAATTCTATTCGGAGATATTTCTATCGGTTTACCACCGAATTGCATACTTCGCATGGAAGGTAATACTTTTTTATCGTATACAAATTTATATTTTTCTTCTATTTCTTCTTCTAGGTGGGGATATTTCTTTTGGTGCATTTCTTTGTTTCGTGTTACCAACTCTCCCCACGTCTCTCTTCTATTTAACTCCGGTATATACTTCGCATATTTCATGTGAACAGTAATATCCGATAGAATCTTATTTGATACTTCCATGTTTTTATTTTTTAATTAATTATTTTTATTTATTATTTGTTCTCTTCTTTGTAGAGCTCTGCTTACTCTTTCACGGTTTCTATTTGTTTTTTCTTCCTCGAAACCTAGGAATGTTTGTGTACTGTCAGTATCGATTTCTAGAGTTGCATTATCAAATTTACAATTTTCAAAAATGACGCCGTCTCTACCTAATCTAGATTTTACTATCGCGATGGTAGCCAATCCTAGTTCTTTTTGTTGTAAAGTCTTTGCGACTGATATAATTACATGACCTACTTGTGCTTTTTTGATGGACCCTCCCATTTGGTCAGTCGTTACAACGTCTGAGGATATAGAACTTCTATTTCCTTGTGTCGCTGTCCATCCAGCTATATTTAACTCGTGACACATGCCTTCAAATTTTCTCATAACCGAACCCTCACCTTTCCATTCGTCGTTAAATGCCCTATCCGGCAGTATACAATCAATATAATCTATTAATATAATATCTATCTTAGTCCCTTCTGAAATAATTTTTCTTACTTGGTTTTTTATTTGTAACATAGTCATTTCATCTGATGGTAATTTTTTTAATATTAATTTACCGCCAGTTTTTTTCATTTCATCTGCTTTATCTAAAACAGTTTCTTTGTGTTCTGTTAATTTATCGTTGGGTATTCCAGTCCAACATGTAAAATGTTTTCTTTGGATTATCTTTGGGTTATCTTCAAAAAAGATTTGTAACACATTATATCCCATATTAAAAGCTGTGTTAGCGAACCTAGTTAACATAGTTGTCTTCCCTACCCCTGTTGGTGCTAAAACGACACCAATTTCACCTTTAGCTAGTCCACCATTTAAAATATTATCTAATCCGTCTACTCCTGTTGGTAGTGGGTGTCTGTAGTCCTCTTCTAATAATTTTTCTAATTCTGTAAAAATTTCAAAACTACCGATATCGTTATCACCTATTTTAATTGCGTCTCTAATATATTCTTCACATTTATCATAATTCTCGAATTCCCCCTTTTCCATTATATTTTCTACTTTCCTAATGGCTTTTTTTAATTCTTGTTGTTTACAAAATTTTATAGATTTTTCTTTAATAAAAAGATGGTCTTCAAATGAAGCGTCTTTAATATCCTTTATCATATCAAAAATATTCTTTCTTGCCATTTCTGAAGATATTTCTATTCTGGTAAGTTGGTCTAGAGCGTCAAAAGATGGTGATGTTTGATATTTTTCATAATATTCTTTAATTAATTGCATGATTAATCTAAAGTACTGATTGTCGAAATATTTGGGGAGAATAGCGTCAATTATCGACTGAAAAAAAGTATCGTCAGTAATAACTAAATTTAATAGTTTTAGTTGAAAGGTATATCCTAGATACCCAAAATTTGTAGTTTCGCTCATCTGTAAATTGATTTAATGATAAATACTTTATTCTCTAACAATTAGTGAATAATCTTGGTAGTTAGTGGTAACTTTTTTACTTGATAGTGTGTCGGTCAATTCTCTTAAAATATAAGATATTTGTGGTCTTATATCTACAGTATATCTTACTTTTGGGGGGTAGACATCGGCAGGTAGAATTCTAGTGTATACTGGTGTGTTACCTTTTTTTATTGTTATCGTAAAATTGTCTTCACCTTGTGTGATTGTACTGTTATTTTCTCTAAAATTACTATCCATTAAAAATAAAGTTTTTTGTTTTAACTTATCTTCTATCTCATATACAATGTCTGTCATACTGTAATGTAGGTCTAAAGAATTAGTTGCTCTATTATTAAAATTCCTAACTGAGAAAAATCTTTGGCATACAATATTTTTTCCTAATGTTAGTATAAATTCACATTTTTGTGTATTATCATTTCTTTGTTTCATACTATTATTTTTTTTTATTTTTATAAAAATCTTTTTCTATTCTTGTTAATCTTAAGAATGGCCTTACAAAATCTACCCAAGCATCATTTGTCTGTGGTAAAATATTAAGTAATCCATCTGACATCATCAAGTTTAAAGCGTTTTTCCAATCTCTCCCTTTCGGGTCTATAGCTTCTACCGACAATTCTTTTATTCCTTTTATTGCTTCTTTAGTTAAAAACTGTTTACCTATCCCTATGATATTGTAGTTAGTTTTTAAAATATCTTTTTTATTGGGTTCTTGATTTGTCACCCCTTCAATTATATTCTTTTCCTTGGTCGTAACCTTGTCTTTAGTTTTTATTGTTTCTAAAACCTCATCTAATGTTACTTTTTCTTCTAATATTTCTGGTTTTATCTTTATAAGTGATTTTACACCTACCATTTTTATCCCATATATATTATCAGATGAATCACCACATATAGTTTTGACCACCCTTATATTGTCTGATGGGATATAAACCCCATTTAGTGGTACCTTATCACCAAATTTAAATAATTTATTTAATGAAATAATGTGAAGTGAAACGTTAGGTGAAATTAACTGTAATAAATCTCGGTCTGAAGTTAATATTATAATTTCTTCATTAGGTGATTTATCACAATAATAACCAACACAATCGTCTGCTTCACACCATTTAAATGTAGATTGTCTAACATAAAGTTCTTCTAAATATTCTTGTGTGCGTAATTTTTGTCTGGAATAGGAGTCTAGAGAGTCTTGAGATTTTAGTTTTAGTCTTCTCTTTAGTTTATAATCTGGGTACAGTTCTATCCTTGATTTGGTGTTCTCTTCTCCGTCCCAGAATACAACTACCTTTGTTATAAAATAACTGTCAATAAGTTTTCTTACGGTATTTAAAAAATGATATAGACCACCTATATGATTATCTCCATGATACATATTTTTAATACCATGAAAACCTGTATTTAATAATGAGTTTCCGTCAACTAATAGGGTTCTTATCAAGACATTTAATTAAAAGGGTTAAACAATTTTTACTTTACTACTTCTACTAATTCAATTTCAAAACTTAAATCTTCACCAGCTAATGGATGGTTCATATCTAAATTTATACTTTCTTCCTCAATTTTAACTATCTGTCCTTGTACTGGTCTTCCTTGGTTATCTTGACCTTGTACAAATCTATCCATTTCAAATTTCATTTCCGATGGAAATTCATTTTTTTGTACCGTTATTACCGCTTCTGTTATATATTCACCATAAGCTTCGTTTGCTGGTAAACTAATTGTTTTTTTATCTCCAACACTTAAATCTTTAACGGTATCATTAAATCCTTTTAATAGTTTACCATCATCAATAGCAAACTCTAATGTTTGTTCTCGTTGTCTAGAATTATCAAATTCTGAACCATCTTTTAAAGTACCTATATAGTGCACCTTTACTTTGTCTC